TCAGAAAGATAACCATTCTAATGAATGGAAATATTTAGATATTTCTTCGTAAGAGTGTGTAACTGGAACATTAGCCCCATTTTCTGTAAAGTAAACTAAAGTATTTTCACCTGATTTTTCAATGTAAGAGATATTCCAATCATTTATAGACACTCTTATGTTACTATCACTATTGCTACGTGATATTGGGAAGAATTTGGGGAATTTTTCCGTGATATCAGGATAAGCACCTACAACGACGTGAGTAATACCGCCTACACAATGCAGATGGGTAAAATTATGTTCACTTAAGCTTTCTTCAATAAATAAAATGGCAGTTCTACTTACAGTAATTTTGTTACCAGAACGAGCTAATGCTAAATCAACAAATCCGGACATAATGAATTTCTCCTTTTAGGTAAATTAAAATAATATGTATATGAGCCTATATACGGCTGTTGCGAGCCAAAAAAACTACGGAAAAAAACAAACCTAAATATTTTCGCAGTTTTAATGAAAAAACGCCCTTTAAACAGTAGTTAAAGAGCGTTTAAAATTTTAAAACTTGAAGACAATATTATCTTCATATTTCCCCGAATAGCTTGCTGATACATTCACCGTTATACGGTCATATCCATCAAACGTTTGCCAGTTATCCCACTTATCCTCAATCATTGCATCAATAAAGCGTATAAACTCCGATTTTGTTGAACTGAAGAATATATAAGGAGGTCGAGTTACATTAACTAGTCTTAAGAAATCAACCAAATCAAAGTAATTTTCTTGCTTATAACTTTCTTGACGGGTACATAAATATGGTGGGTCTAATACAAATAAAGCTTTCGGATTATTTGTGTATCTAGGTAATAATGTATGAAAACTCTCATTCACAACCTCAATACCATCTAAATAACCGTCAGCATCAATAATTGTCCAATCATCACCATAATCCGGTATATTCTCATTCAAGAGACGTTCGAAATGTTTTAAAAACATTCTTTTCTGCCCAACAAACGGAAGTGGAGCTTGTTTAACGTAAGTTTGATTTGCAATAGTTTAAGTCCTTATATCTATGGCGTTCCGGCACTCTTAGAGCTCCGACACTCAAATCAAAAATTAATATTTATTAATTGTTTTACAGCGCACACACTTGATTTCAAGAGTGATTGCTATGCCAATAGCTAGCAATTTATTGCAGCACTGACATCTGATTTCTTTTTTATTTTGCATTGTTACGTTTCGCAGTTTTATTGATTTATGTTATTCTGCAATAGCCCTCGAACTAAGGGTATAGCAGCCGTTCAATGCAAGTCCAGATTGCTTTGAGCCGAAGTAAGTTATGCTGTAGCATAGCTTACCTTGCTATATTCTTTTAGATTTTGCCAAATTCCGCCGGATACTGACGGCGTTTAACCTCCGACTCGTACGCTGTTTTACAATGTTCGGAATCAAAAAAATAGAGCATTCACGACTTTGTAAGCAATACGCCACTTGAGTTTCAGATCCTTCGTCAAAATCGCACCACGATAGCAGCGGCTCGAAATTGTCTCGTCTGCCGCTCCGAAGAGTAGTGCGTTTACTAGCTGGTCAATAGCAATCAATACGCGATAGTCCCAACTTTTATTTTTTGATTTTGTCATTTTAACCCTCCAAATTTAATGTAAATTCTAGTGTAATCGCTTGTACTTGTTCAAGTGTTTCGCACGCTTTTAATCTGTCTTCGTATCGCTGGCGTTGTCCTGCAACGGCAAAGCTTAACTGATAGAACGCTTGCGCTTTTTCGTAGCATTTTTGACGCAAAATATCCGCCGGCACGCCACGCAATTGAGCTAATAAATCTAGCTTCGGCGTGGAATGTGATTTATCTGCGAACCACGCGCGAGCCTCGTTAGCCTGCTCTTGCCATGTCTGCTGTTCAAATTCCGGTGTTTCGTCTAGCTTTGCTGCTTGACGCACAAAGTCTTGAGCTGCACTATTGATTTCTGCGAGTTTTTGCATTTTTTCTTTTACTAGCAAAGCCGCTTGCTTTCTGTATCAATTGTCCATTGTTTTGTTTTTAAGTTAAAACTATGTGCTTCGCTCGGTGCTGCGCCCGAGTAGTGCAATTTGCCGTTTTCAACCCAAATTTGACCGCTTGTTAAGCTGTCTTTGATGCTGTTTTCGGTTGTTTCGGAATCGACAAAAAACCATCCATCGCCGTGCGTTTCACAATCTGCGCCGAGCGTATCAAAACGTTTTTCGGTAACAGAATACTGCAAGTTATAAATCCATTTCGTATTTTCATGATTAAAAATATGACTTTCCGTTGGCGGTTCGCCTTTTTCAATCAGTTTTTCCCCATCATAATAAGGGTCTATCATCTCTACAGCAGATTCAATAACAAATTCACCGCGACTGTTTAAATCATCAAGATTTAACTCATGGTTACTTGTACCAATTACTCGTTTTTTTATTTAAAATGTAATACATTTACTTCACTCCAATTACAATATAATTCGCTCGTACAGGAATCCACGTCCCTAGCGTTTCGCCGCGTCCGCCGTGATACGTCCTTGCTTCTACTTTTCGACAGTTTGCCCAGCATCGGTAGCGGTAGTGCACATGAGCTTTATCTTCATTAATATCCCAAGCTCTATTCGTTGGATTATCCTCATTAATTGATAACATCCATTTACACTGCGACTCGCTGAATCCTGCCGGCAATGGTATCGTTGCACCGTCTTCTAAAGCCCCCATCAATACCGCTATTTCTTTTTTATTGAAATTAGACCTAACCCAATCTTCATACGCGACATATTTTCTCACTCCTGACTTTCTGAACACTGCGGAATGTTCTTCTCTACTACCATTATTTGAACGATAGCTTATTTTATAAAAGTCATTAACGTTATCCGGTACTACTTCGCTTCTAGCTTGTTTACCTGCAGTATTCCATTGATTAATAGAACTGTAGTCGCCATTTTTAATATCAAGCACACCGGTTAATGTATCACCAGTTTTAGATAATCGCCCGTTAGCATTATCGTTTGCAGCTTTTACCGCTTTTGACGTTGCGTACTTGTTGCTATTATCAAGATTTATGGCATCCGACTTATCAGTTTTAAGCATATACAAATCAAACACATTAGCATTGCTCTTAAGCGCTTGCGCAAGTTCTTGTAACGTATCTAACGCTGCCGGCGCTGCGCCGATTAGCTGATTAAAACGTCCATCTACGTACGGCACGGTTGCAAGTTCTAATGCTGTAGACCATTCGGTCGCATTTTTTGCGCTTTGGTAATAAAACTTGTTACCAAAAATACCAAAGCGAACTGATGCAAAATGCCCCGAATTGTCATGCCACGGCTTACTAAAAAACGAAAAGCCGTTTTGTGCCAAACCGGCTAAATTTTTGCTTGTAACACCAAAAAACGCACCCTGCGGCAATTGCCCCGGCTTGCAATCTTGCATTGCTACGCTGCCGCCTAGATAAGCTGTACGTGCATCAATTAAATTAGCTGTATTTGTGCGAATCCAATCTGTAGTAGGCAGTAATCTATTATTGGAGTTATTCGCTGGCGGTGTAGCTTCGACGTTGCCATTTACCTGCAGGCGAGCGTTACCATTGTCTGATGTTTTATCGATTGATACATTGCCGGTATTGCCATGAGCTTTTACTGCATAACGCAACACGTGGTCCCAAGTTCTAAATAGCCACTTTTATCTACGTCTACACCTGCACGGACAATTGATTTTACTCGTCCGTCCGGTCTGCCGGCTTCGCCCGCTGTGAAATTGATTTCCCCGATTGTCTTATATCTATCAAGCGCGCTTGCCAAGTCAATTGCATCATCAATCAACAAATGATATGGATTGTAATATGCACCTAAATTGCGTCTAATCACTGAGCGATAATTCATTTCAAGTGATTGCCGGAAAGTTTTTACTCCCGAAACAGTCTCATTACCGGTCATGCTCACTTTGTCTTCCGGTGCTGCTGACCAATCAGTTCCGAGCGTACCTCGCTCTAACTTGATTTTGCTAATTGAGTTTACGGATGTTCCGGTGTTCGGGTAAAAATAGACATTCAAATGAGTATTGAGCGGAGTTATATCATTGCCGTTTCTAGTTGGTTTAGTCCACCGGCCTTTGCCTTGATAAACGCCATCAGCAATTTTCACGAGTTTCGCAATTTCGTTAAAGCCAACTGAGTTATAAACACCGATACCTGAGCGATCGTCCCCCAAGCTGCCGTATAACGTAATAACAACATCTTCGCCAATACCATTTGTGATGCACTAGATATTATTAAGCGATATGAAGCAGGTACAGTATATGTAATTAACGTGTTAGACCCTAAAAAACATCGGACTACGGTAACAGATGAAGTATTAACACAAAATGCTAACACGCTTATTGCACAAACTCAGAAAGCAGGCTTAATTGAGTTAACCATTAAATCAGGTGCAACTGTATTAAGTGCTGGCAAAGATTACACCGCTAATTTATTAACCGGTGAAATCACCTTTATGCGCGCACAAACAGAACTTAAAGCAACCTATGTTTATACTGATCCAACTAAAGTAACAGAGAGTGATGTGCGAGGCGGTATTGAATCAGCCACAGGTAAGCGCACTGGCTTTAAGTTGCTCAAAATGGGCTTTATCGAATTTTGGGCTGATGCCAAAATTGTGATTTGCCCTTAATTTAACCAACAAGCAGGCGTAATGACATCGCTTGCCACCCTTGCGGATAAGCTCAATGCGATTGCTTATATCAATGCACCGAAAGGTACCACACTTTCACAAGCAGTGGCTGGGCGTGGCAGTAATGGTACCATTAACTTTTACACCAGTTCTGACCGTATGCATCTCTTTTACCCACACGTTATTGGTGAACGTGGTACGTTAAAAAGCCTTGCTACACACCTGCTGGCTTGCGTATGAAAACTGATGTAGAGCACGGCTATTGGTACTCTACCTCGAACCGTGAACTCAAAGGTGTGCAAGGTGTAGAGGTTAAGTTGACTGCGCGTGTGAACGACGTGCAAAGTGAAACAAACCAGCTTAACTCCCGTGGTATTACTACCGTATTTAACAGCTACGGTACAGGTTATCGCTTATGGGGCAACCGCTTGACTGCTTACCCAACCAGCACCCATATCAGCCAATTTGAAGTAGTACAACGCACGGCAGACTTGATTGATGAAGGCATTGCCCAAGCGGAATTGCAATACAATGACCGCCCGATTGATGATGCCTTGCTAGATAGCCTATTAGGTACGATTGAAACCTATATGGGAACGCTCAAATCTATCGTCGGTTACAGTGTAGGGCTTGACCCTGATGCTAACCTTGTTGATGCTTTCAGCCAAGGTTTAGTGCCATTGCAATATGATTTCACGCCGAAAATCCCTGTGGAGCGAATCCACAATAAGAGCGTGGTTACTCGCAAATATCTTGTTAACTTAACCAGCCGTGGAGGTCAATAATGAGCGGTGTCGCGATTAACAAAATTGAATGCGCTTGCCCGTGATGTGAGCTTGACCTTGCAGGAATTTGTCGGCAATCCACAAGCGGGGATTTTAGGTGCGGCATTATCTCTTGTGGGTAATTCGCCCTTGGCTTCCATTATCCCGAAAGGCTTAAGCAATTTTGTCAGCCAAACAAATCAGTTGATAAGTAAAGGCATTGCGGTAGCTCGCCAAGTCAAGCAGGCAGTTTCTGATGTGAAAAGTGCGGTCGAAATTGTAAAAAATCTGAAAAATAACCCGCTTGCTGCCCTGTCTGAAATCAGTGGCATTGTGAATACCTTAGGTGGTTCTTTCAGCGGTTTGGCTGAAATGGTGGGCTTAGGTAAGGCGTTTGCTACACTGACCGAAGGTGTGCGAGGCGCGGCGGGTTTTATGCAAGATTTAACCACGCTTTCAGGACATTTAAATACGGCTTATAGCTTATTTAAATCAGGCATCGAAGGCGATGAGTTGGGCGAATGGTTTGACTTAGGCGTAAAAGCAATTGAATCGGCTGAAGTGGTCTCGGAATCTCTTGCAAAAAACTCGGCAAAAATGACCGCTTGGATCGCCATTCGTGCTGACAGTGGCGAGGATAACGATGAGTAATGCCATTATTTTGCACACTGTGAAGCAAGGCGAGCGTTGGGATAACCTTGCCTATCATTATTATGGCACGGTTAACGAAATCAATCGACTGATTGATGCCAATCCGCATATCCCATTTTGTGAAATGTTACCAATGGGCGAAACTTTAAAAGTGCCTGTGCTAGAGGTGAAAACCACCGACAACAGTGATTTGCCGCCGTGGTTGCAAAGAGATAACTAATGCAAGTGCAATTGCTGTATGAAGCCAAACAAATTACCCAATATGTGAAGCCGAATTTGTTGCGGCTCACTTATACCGACTATCTCTCTGACCAGTCGGACGAATTACAAGTGGAATTTGAAGATATTGAACGCAAATGGGTCGGCAGTTGGTTTCCCACTCAAGGCGATAAATTAAGTTTGCAACTAGGTTACAAAGGCGAGCCGTTAGTGAATTTAGGTAGTTTTGAACTGGACGAAATCGAATGGCAATGGTCGCCCGACCGAGGTTCAGCCGTCTCACTCAAAGCCCTTAGCACGGGCGTAACCAAGGCGAACCGCACGCTTAAGCCTAAATCTTATGAAAATACCACGCTGGTAAATATCGTGAAAACCGTAGCAAAGCGGTTGAAACTCAAGGTAACAGGCACGGTGGCAGATATTCCGATTCAGCGTGCTACCCAATACCAAGAACGGGACGTAGAATTTTTAACTCGGCTGGCGCACGAATACCACCACAGCTTTAAAATTGTCAATCAAACGCTGGTTTTCACCACTATGGCAAGCCTTGAAACACGCCAACCCGTTGCGGTGATTGATTATAGTGAGGTGAAAAGTTTACGCCTGCGTGACCGTATTAAAGACACGGTTTCAAAAGTGGAGGTTTCAGGCTTTAATCAGCACGAGAAGAAGGCATTAAAATCCACTAAAAAGCACAAGGCAAAACGCCCCACGAAAAAACAAGCGGTAGCCAGCAGTGCAGATACCTTAAAAATAGTGACCCGTGGTGAAAGCCAAGCACAAATGAACGCCCGAGCCGATGCCGCGCTTGGGGAAAATGATGACCAACAAGCTGGCAACATTACCGTGATTGGCAACCCAAAACTGGTAGCAGGTAATACGATTTGGCTGACGAATGTCGGTATGTTTAGCGGTAAGTACTTAATCAAGCAAGCACGCCACACGGTGGACAAACGGCAAGGCTACACCACCGACCTTGAAATCAAAATGATTGAATTTAACGAGGAATTACCAAAAGATGAGAAAACCACATCCCACGCATAATTTCGGGGCGACTTATCAGGAAGGTATTGTCAGCCAAGTTGATCCCAAAACCCATCGTATTAAAGCGACCATTCCCGCCCTAGAAGATTTTGAAACTGCGTGGCTAGCGTATCTTGTTCCCAACGCAGGTGGCAATCAGTTCTACTGCTTACCTGACGTGGGCGAATTAGTAGCAATTTTGCTCGATGCACGCGGTGAAAGCAGTTGTGTTTTGGGCGCGATTTACAATGCACAATACACTGTGCCTGTTACAAATAGTGAAATGTGGTTACATAAATAAAAAAGCGGTAGAATTTGCAAATTTTTCTGCAAATTCTACCGCTTTTTTATTTTATGTGGTTGTTAGTGAACAGGCTTATTTCACTTCACGAATCATAATTTCAGACGGAATAACCGAACCTTGCCAGTATAATTCTGAAGCGACTTTTGCCGCTAATTCGATATAGGCTTGGCTGGTTTCGTGTTCTGGTGCCGCAACAACGGTCGGTGTGCCAACATCCAAGTCCTGACGTAAACGAATATGCAACGGCATTTGACCTAATACTTGCGTGCCATATTTTTTCGCCACTTTATCCGCACCACCGATACCAAAAATATCTTCGTGATGACCGCAATTTTGGCAGATATGTACGCTCATATTTTCAATGACACCTAATACTGGCACCGACACTTTTTGGAACATTGAAATGCCTTTAATTGCATCTAATAACGCAATATCCTGCGGCGTTGTAACTACCACCGCACCGGTTACCGGGATTTGTTGCGAAAGGGTAAGCTGAATATCACCGGTACCCGGCGGCATATCAATCACAAGGTAATCTAGTTCCGTCCACCACGTCTCATTTAATAATTGGCTTAATGCAGAACTTGCCATTGGTCCACGCCAAATGGTTGCATTATCTTCTGCCATTAAATAACCGATTGAGTTTGATTGAATACCGTAAACTTCAATCGGGGTAATGTGTTTGTTGTCCGGAGAAGTAGGACGTTGATCCTGAGCGCCTAACATATGCGGAATTGACGGACCGTAAATATCCGCATCTAAAATGCCCACTTTTGCGCCTTGCGCTTTTAATGCCAATGCAAGATTTACCGAGGTAGTCGATTTACCTACACCGCCTTTGCCTGAAGTAACCGCAATAATATTTTTTACACCGTTTACTGCCGGATGGTTATTAGCTCGTTTTAAGGTTGCAATTTGGTAATTTAAGATCCATTTTACCTCGTTTGCGCCGGTAACTTGTTTGAGTTTTGCTTCCGTGTCCGCTTTCAATGCTTCAAAACCGCTATTCCAAGCAAACGGCATGGTAAATTCCAAACGCAAAATGCCTGCGTCTAATTCCGCTTTTTTAAACGCATTCAGTGTGATTAAGTCTTTTTGCAATGTAGGGTGAGTGAAATTTTGTAAGATAAATTTAATTTCACTTAATTGCTGTTCGTTAAGTTGATTCAT